AATGTAAGGGACCATCCGGACTCGTCACTCCAATTCCCACATTCCCTGTAGTCCTATAAATATTTGATCCATCCACACTCCAGTTACTGAAGACTGCTGGTGTTCCGTTTATTTTTAAAGTTGATCCTGTTGAAATGTTAATGTCACCATCAACATCCAGTTTGTGAGCCGGATTGTCTATACCGATCCCGACCTTATTCGTCGACACCGCAAGGTGCACATTTGAGTTCGCCCCGTTCACCCAGCTCCCACTGTCAGAACTGATGGATGTTAGACCTGAACCATTTCCGACAAAAGAATCAGCTGTTATCCTACCCGCAACCTCATTCATGACAATATCTGAGCCAACCCTAAAGTCAGTGTTCACGTAGGCGTTCGAGTTAACATGTAAACCTGAATCGGGGTTATTGGTGACAAGTCCAACCCTGTTATTTGTGGTATCGACAAAGAGGTGACTAGACCCTACTAATAAATTACTGGTAATATTAACTTTCCCTGAGAATGATTGAACGTTAATATCACTACTCATCTACATTTACTTTATAATTTTTCTAAAGACTCCGCTACTAGGTTTTCCAAAAGACTCATTCTTACATTTAGTGTTTTCAGTCGAGAATCATCCAAAATAGAATCTTTCATTTTTTGAACTTCTTGGGACATTTTCTGAAATGAATCTTCCAATTTTTGAACTTCTTGGGATATTTTCTGAAATGAATCTTTCATTTTGACATCAATGTGTGTTACTTGAACTTCCTCCGGAAGTGTTTCTTTAATGAGATATATAGTAAAGTTTTGGTCGTTTATAACCTCTTTAATTATAAACTCACCGTGATCTTTAAAAATTACACGCCCACCCTTAAATATACCCGAACATGGTTCAGTCATTTTTATTAAATACGTCATTGTCTGCGCTAGAATGGGTCTCGTCAGTTCTATTAAACCATTTATATTTCCCCGCATATACGATGAATAGAGAATTTAATAATCAAATGTTTTTACAGTCGTACCATTCAAAGAAATACTAGAAAGTTTACCATTTACATTATCGGATGAAATGTATTCGATAAATATGTTATATATAGCGGAAGCTGTGGAAGAGCCACCACCAGAATTGATCTGGGTGGATGGTTTAATTTCTAACGAACCAGGGTTACTGGATACATCCACGGTAGAGTTCCATGGATTCGTACTCGTGTTACCAAATACAGAAACTGAACCCAGTTTTAAATTGGGTATAGTTCCACCACTTCTACTTCCACCACCCACTTCAAGAGACATATTACTGAATTCTGTCTCATCCTCCACTAGGTGAGCAATCACTCTGGCATGGAAGATATTGGATGTAAATGTCAAGCACACATTTGCATCGTTAACTGCTGTTAGGTGAGAGATCGTACCTTCATAACTGTAAAATTTCTTCGTGACACTCCCTGAATTAATAATCAAACCATTCTCTACGGTTAAATTCCCTGCTGCTGTAATATTTTTGGACGCATACACGTTACCAACAACATCTAATTCTCTATTCACCGAAGGTGTAGCTGTACCTACCCCAACTCTATCGTTCACGGCATCAACATAGAGTGTGTCTGTATCAACATAGAAATCACCATCGGTCGTAAGTCTGGCCTTTTCGTCGTTATTTATTTTAAAACTAACATTTTGACCATCCTTCGCATTAATGTGTGTGACACCAACTGCTGATTGTTTAAGTGCATAGTTTGATGTAGTGTTATGGTCAATGTGTGCAAAAGAAGCATGATCACTTTCACCCATATGTCCTACGGCCGCACGACCCAAGAAGGATGTTACATCTTGGTTATACGCCGCAAATATGTTACTACTATGTATATTTCCTGCAATACCCATACCTCCCGATATAATCACAGAACCTGTGCTAGTAGATGTAGACAAGGTGGTATCTGTTACTGTTATAGCCGTCCCGGTGATGGCACCTGAGGATATAAGATCCGCCGTAAGTGTTCCAGTTAAAGTTGGGCTATCGGAAAGTACGACGCTTGTGCTCCCAGTGCTTGCCGTTACACCCGTTCCTCCATCTGCAACGGCTAATGTGTTAGTGATACTGGATGCTGCAAGGTCAATTGCGATTTTACCAGATTCTATAACAAGACCACCATTGGTTTTGATATCTACAGCCACTGTAGGAGTACTAGATTCACCTCCAGCTCCAGCTGTAATACCATCACCTCCAACCAAAGATGCCACATAACTTCCAGATGTGTCAGTTCCTAATACTATATCACTCGCTATAGATGAAACCTGGATATTAGAAAGACCACCACCATCACCAGTAATTAATCCAGACGCATAAACATTACCAACAACATCCAATTGTCTATTCGCCGCGGGTGTGGATGTTCCTACTCCAACTCTTTCGTTCGTGGCGTCAACATAGAGTGTATCATTGTTTATAGATAAGTTTCCAGTTGTATTTAAAATTCCATTAATTTGAGCACCTGTAGCTGTAAATCCAGCACTAGAAAGAGTACTAGTAAAAGTGCCCGTTGTTCCACTAATAGCACCACCACTGTAACTGGCACCCTGGACGGCACCTGAAAAGGTTCCGGCTACACCTGAAACATCACCACTAAATATGCCATCAACACCGGTTACATTACCACTGAATGTTCCGTTACCTGCCGAAATATCATTAAAAGTCGTTGGAACGATATCTGCTGAGCCGTTGAAATCAACACCGCCTATCTGTCGGGTCGTGGTGAGTTCGGCTGCAGAGCCAGTTGTGCTTTGGTTACCCACGGTGTTCACACCCGGGAGATCGATGTTGGTGGAACCGTCGAAGGAAACACCACCAATCAGTCGAGCGGTCGTCAAAGTAGCCGCAGATCCAGTCGTGCTTTCGGTACCTGTAGTATTCACACCCGGGAGATCGATGTCCGCTGAACCATTGAAGGAAACACCACCAATCATTCGGGTCGTGGTGAGTTCAGCTGCAGAACCTGAATATGCTCCACCACTGAGAGTTGCAATTCCATCGGTTATACTTCCAGCGGTTACAGTTCCAGTAAATGTTCCATTTACACTAGTAACGTCATTTATAGTGGTCAAGTTATCTGTGGTTGTATTGGCGCTGATTACAACATTATTTTGAACCTTCAAATCTCCGAGAACATCGAGAGTTATCTTGTTAGCAGAGTCTGCTGTAATGGAAACATCAGTACTTCCATTTTGTGTGTATCCAATTGATAAACGTTTTGGATTTTCATCACCATGGTGAATAATTCCTACATTTTGGTTTGGGTAGTTGATTATAATTCCTGTATCCAATCCTGTTTGTATATTATTGTGTGCGATACCTATTATACGATCTGTGACAACTAGATCTGTATTTTTTATCTCCGTAATAGTTCCATTAGAGCAGCTGAGATTACCTTCTATGTTAAGATCACCGGAGACGTGAACATTACCAGATGTTGTTAATGAAGTGTTTTCATTTCTGAATTCGACTGTATGAGGTGTTGTATTACCATATCCAGTAACAAGTTCAAGTGGTGGTTGCATCGCATCTGACGCAGAAGAACCCGACTCTGTTATTTCACCAGTGGCTTTATCATACATTAATAAAACGACTTCGGGATCGCTAAAGTCTTCTCTAAAACGAATAGGACTCAAATACACTGCACCGGGACGAGTAGCTTGTAGTTCAGTATCACTCGCATTAAAAACAATGGTGTTCTCTGCCTGATTATCCAGCGTATTTCTGCCGAACCTTATTTTAGTCGACCGTTCGACCGTCGACAAGTTTTTGACCATTTAATATAGAATGGCATTTTAATTTGCATAGAGGAGCGCTGCAAGCCCGTTTTGCACCCGAAGGATATTATAACTTACTGCATATATAGGTTCATTGATAGGCATACTTTCACTCATAATTTTGGCTGAAGAAAGTCTGCTAAAATTTAGTGTACCTGTTGGTTGAAGCGAACTTGTGGAAAGACAGAAGCAATATAAGAAGAAGTCTGGTGATGTTACAAAATTCGTATGATAATAACTCGTTACATCAATAAAATGTGGTTTACCCCATCTATAATTGAAAACATCTATACCATTAATGTTAAGCTTAACTTTATTTGATGGTGATGTGAGAGCACCATCTGTAGTAGTATCAGATGACGCCAAATACTTCACCGGGTGATTAAAATTAAGGTCTTGAATCAGTTCGCGACTAGCAATATTTTTCTGCACCTGTGTAATGAGAAGATCGTGTTTTCTCGAGGCAATATTTCCACGTTCTTCATTATCAAGGTAATAATAATTTGCAAAGCATTCTATGTTGTAATTAGACGCTTCTGTAGCCCAATGAATTCTAATTTCCACGTTGTGATAATTCAAAGCAACTAGTGGTAAAGCACATTGAGGACCCTCACAAAAAAAGAACCGAAGGGGGTAAAAAAACGAACGAGCTGACACACCTGGGTGTGTACCGTTAGAACTTTTGGTAACATTTTGAGCGAATGTATCAATAGCAATCTTTTCAGTGAAGATAGAATCTTGGCTATCGATCAACGAACCACCTATATACAACTCGACTTTATCAATCACGTTATCCCAACGTTGTACATCAAGAGCTTGCGCAACGTTATCTAGAGTAAAATAAACATAGCCTAAAAGATCTCCAGAACGTTCAAATTGAATGCTGGACATTGAATTGTTTCTCACCGCTCCGTGGATTGTTTGCTTTTCGACGGATTGTGAGAAATTAGCATGCCTTTTAAATGTTGTACTGAAAAATGATATCTCGGGATCACCCATGATATATTCATCCTGAGCGCCAATTGCAATTAATTGAACAACACCTGCCGACATGGTATATTACTATAAAAGGAGAAAATTACAGGTTGGGTTTTTTACACACGAAACGAATTATTAAAAAATTATCCTTAGCAGGACTTGATGGCAGAATTGGGTTACCATCTTGGTTACGAATGTTAACAGTGAAACGATCAATGCTGCGAATTGGGTTCACATATTGAGTCACTAATGAATAGTTATCTTTGTAAAGAAATGTGCTAGTACCATCTCCGACAATACTAGCGAAAGATCCTCTCACAACACTCGCCGCCGCTTGACCATTTGGTTCATTAGAAGCACGGTCAGAGAAAATACTGTCAAGCTCCTCTATGGAAAGGTAACAGTGTTTAGTCGCCGTGGTGGTGTTAATTCTAGCAGCTAACAATTTAGCCTGTACAACATTTTTCAGGGGTTGTTGAAG